ACCGTTGAACCAATGTCTAGTTGCGCTGCGATAACAGGGTTTTGGGCCGTATTCCATTTTAAAGATTCGATGCGCACAGATGGTGTGGCGAAGTCGGTCAGCAGTTCCCCGGTGCGTGTGTCCATCATGTTGGTGTACCGAATGGATCGTGATTGTCCGGGTGTTCCCTCCCACTCGTAAACGTAGGTGGCATCGTCTGTGGTGTCGCCTGTAAAGAATGCGGATGCGCTGGATGCGGCTTCCATCTGGGCACAGGTGGAGTAGTAACGGTAATTGGTGTTGTTGGCACCTGAGTAACCCCACACAACGGCGATACGGGCCGCGTAGGTACTTGCTGGTGCTGTGGCTGTGACAGTTACTCGTGTCCAACCTGTCGAACCGACAGTGGTTGCTGTGGATGATACGTTTCCTGTTGAGCCACCAACGTCGTTGATCCAGTTGATGTCAACCCTTGCTGTTGCACCGGATGTGTTGTTGACACCTGTTCGGCAGTAAACCGATGCCGTGTATTGGGTGCCAGCGTTGAGTGGGAAATATCCTGAGGTTGTTCCGAACGCTGTTTGAATGTTCTCGTTTCCTGTGTAAAGGGTGACGAGTGAGCTGACGTTGGCTGTTGCGATGGCGGCGATGACGAAGCCACCTGTGCCACCTGTTGGCTGTGTTGTTCCTACTGGAAGGTTTCCTGTGCCACCGATGGCCGCTTTGGATAGTTCTGCTCGTAGATACTTTCGGTTGGCGTCGGCCTGAACGAATGTGTATTCGATTCCGTACGCAGCTGTAGGGTTCGGAACAATGTTGATCCGGTTAGTTTCCGTGTACAGGTTAGTTTTCAGGTCGTATCGGCGAGCGCCCCAGTTGGTAATTGAGGTTGCGTCTTTCTCGTTCCATTCGACCTCGTAGGAGTCGAAGTTTCCTGTGGAATAGTTTGATGCTACGCGACCAACATTGTTGAAAGTGATGTCGTTGATAACAGCCGATGTATCGAACGACGTTTTGATGTCGTTGTAGTAAAGGTTTCCGTCACCGACAACATCGGAGAATGTGGCGGATGGCACAACATAATCAAAGTCTTGGATGAATTGGGTTGTGTTCACCCGGTCGACCCACCAGTACGCACCAACTGATTGTGTTGCAAGGTCAAAGTGTTCTGTAAGCGATGCGTTTTCGTTGTTGTCTTGGACTCGGTAAATCAGATCGTTGGCAACTCTGGTAAGTGCGAAATCGTAGAACGCCACGTTTTCTTGGATGCCGACCGTGCTTACCGTGAATGTTTCGGCAAGTTCAATCTCAACAGTGTGTGTGGTTGCTGTGGCTGTGAATGTGTATGAGGGGATTGTGGCCCCAGCGGTGGTGCTGGTAAGCGTGACGGATGTTCCGTTGCCAATACCAACCACATTGAATCGGTAAATGTTTGCTGGTGGCGCAGCAGATAGCAGGATGGCCTTACCGGACAGAATGTACTGCCGACCAATAATGAGGTCAGTGTATGTTTTCGTAATACCAACTGCACCTGTTGTGTAAGTTCCACCCGTCGCTGTTGACGTTCCTTTGCGTTGCATACCTGTTTCGGGAACCAATGCAGGAATGACGGTGTTGTCCAGCGTGAACGTGTTACTTGTAACGGTGCCAAAGTTTGCCCAACCGTTCAACGGCAAGAATGGTGGGTTGATAAATCCTGAGCCTGTTGAGCTGTAAACCGATGACGTTCCAGCATTTGTGGCAACAATGTTGATTGCGGCAACCTGCACGTAAACAGTAGAACCGTAGGACAGGTTAGTGATTTTGAATGTGGTTGCAGTCGACCCGGTACTGATGATGGTCGAACCGCTCATGTTGGAGTTGTACGACCACTTGACGTTGTATGAAGTAACTGCTGATCCACCGTTGTTTGATGGTGCAGTCCAAGACACATTGACAGCGTTCTCAAGATTCGCCTGAGCTACCGTCACAGCCGTTGGAGAGTTCGGTACCTCGTAATACTCCACCTGCCCGGCGAGAGAGCCGAAGCCGGTGCCGTACGAGTCCACAGAGCCACTTGAGCCTGCTGCGCGACCAAAGTAGAACGAACCTGTCGGACTTGCCTCAATACGAACAACCTGTGTTCCACCATTGGGAAACAATCCAAAGATGTTGACGTTGCCAGTTGCTTGCGCCGAACCTGCCGCGGCGAATGTGATTGCGTTTGCAGCTCCACCGATACTCAAACGAAGTTGACGTGCCGCGCCGTTACCTGCAACAAAGAACTGTGCCGTGTCCACCCAGACAGGTCGGTTGCCGTTATCAGCGATCCGGGCCGTAGTAGGGAGATTGACACCTGTGGCAGTTTGCACCCAACGATCCGTGAACGATGATGATACGGCTGGCGATGCACCGCCTACGAATGCAAGTGTTGTCATGTTTTCCCCTTAGAAACTGTCGACGATTGTGTTCTGGTTGATTGCTGGGTTGTTGATTGTTGTAATGGCTGAGGAGGCGAGTGTGGCGATTCGTTCCTCCCAGCGTTGGAATCCTGCCGTGGTGACTACACCGGGCACTGTGATGTTGGAGTGTGCTTGAACTGCATCAACAGCGGTAATGGTCACATAGGTGTCAATTTTGAACTTTTCGTTGTTCATAAAGTATTGGGAGTTGATGTCCACAATGTTGCCAACGTAAATGGATCCGAGGTCGGGTGTTGCGAACTGGGTGGAGTACACCTGAATTTTCATCTTGGGTTGCAACGTGTTCACAACCGACGGATCTAGCGAGTTGAACAAGGTGATTGACAATGTGCCAGCGTTTACCGAGTCCAGTCCAAGCACACCGACGTTTCCGCCCCGGTCAATCTGTACTTCGTTCCCCACATCCATGATTTCAGTCCATGCCAAAGTGGACTTATTCTGCACCCTTACGCGCAGATAGTCATATGGAACAATGCTGTATGTCAACGGATTCCCATACGCTTGGCTTTAGTCAAAGCATCCTGAACTGTTCGACCAATCGCTGCAGTTGGAGTTAGCCCAGTCACGTTTACGTTTACTGTTCCGTTTGGTCGTGCATTAGGGTCTTGCATCGGAGCAGGAATACCCGGTCGTGCGCCCAACGATGAATTGACATTCCCGCCACGATAACCAGCCATACCCGGAGCGTTTGTGAGTGCACCCGATGGGTTCAAGCCAAAGAAGTCACGCAAAGCACCAACTGCGGCCTGAATCCAACCAACCAAAGTAGAAAAAATTGTGATCAGTCCGGTGATAATTTCAGCCATTGTTTGCATTGACTTGATGCCTTGCGGCGATGCCATCCAAACACCAAACGCTTCAAACTGTGAAACCAATTTGTCCAAAGCGGCCTGAAAATTTGGATCCTCAAGCATGGTGGAAAGAGCATCGACAAACTTTGATGCAATTGGCAACAACTTCTCTCCGAGGGTGGCTGACAAGTTATCCCATTGAGCTTGCATCACTTGTTGTTTGTTATTTAGAGTGTCAGACTCTCTGCCAAACTGACCCATAGCTGATGCACCCTGCTCAAACAATAGAGCCTGAGTCGCCAACAACTTTTCCTGTTGAGTCAAAGAAGTGATTGACTTCTTGCGAGTCATCTCCAGAGCCTTTTGCTGGATCTGAACCTCTGACAAAGAAATACCAAAACGGCGAATAGGTTCGTATTCTTTACGCAGAGCCGCGTTCATAGCGGTTGCGGCTTCCTCAACCGTTCCACCAAATGTTGCAGCCAAGTCAGCTGCAAGAGTAATCAACTCATCAGTCTTACCTGCCAACTTGTCCATTGGGATACCGGATGCTTTGAGAAGCGTTCCAGTCAGAGCCGCAACTTGCTGATACTTCTCCATCGACAGACCAACATTTTTGGCTGCTGCTTCAGACATCTTTTGAATATCATCAGAGAACTCGCCAAATACGGCCTTTGTACCACCGACCGCTTGTTCAAGTCGTGAAGCATCACCTATCGCATCAACGGCGAAGCGACCGAATGCTACAGCTGCACCAGCGAGCAAAGTAGCAAATGTGCCAAGAGTGAATTTTGCAACATTACCAAAACGTTCAAGCACACCATCGGCCTGTTTCATGCCACTAGCAAACTTTGTGGTGTTCGCAATCAAAGTCACGATCATGTTTGGAACAGCCATGCTAGATCCTCTTTGCGCTTTCGTTAGTTATTGCAATTTTCTCTCTGAGAGTGAGAGCCTTGTATTCGCTCGGAGAAATCCCCAAGTGAACGACATACTGTGCCATTTCAGATGCTCTCGCATCCTTTAGGCTTTTTTTTCGCTATCTCCCAAACTGTTCATGAGTTCAAACAGCTCCGATGCTTTCAGTTTCTTTGCATCGTCAATAGTGAAGTTTGCATCTACTCGTCGCTTGATAATCCAAGCGAGAGCAGTCCTTAGTTTCTGCGTGCCGACTTTTGTTGTGTCGGCAATCTCAGCAATCGGGAGTCCTGCGTACTCCTCGATTTCCTCAATTTCCCCAAGTGTGATGTCCTCAAAGTCCATCTTAGAATCCTTCCTCTCTGATCCATTTCTTGATTTCAATTTCAAAGTGTCGCACGATGGCTGGCTTTGATTGGTTTCTTGCTTCAACCATATAAGGGTTTGCTTTCCCTCTTACGGTTGTTCTCCATACCCTAGTTGCCCGGCTGGAAGTATTTGATTTTGCTTTCTCTCCGGCTTTATGGAATGTTCCATATGAAGTTGCTCTCGCGTACGGTGTACGACCAAGAACAACGCCACCGAAAGCCCTCATGGCGACAGTCGTTGTACCACCAAAAGCACCAGATAGACCTGACGAACGAATGGTCTTAGAAAACTTCTTTGAAGCCTGACCACGAATAGACTCAGCCAGTTTCCCAGAAACAACCGGGGCTTTTTCTGTAGCCTTACGCGCAACAATCAAAGCAGCTTCTTTGATTAGTCGTTCAAAGTGGTTGCGATCCATCCCCATCGCCATAAGTTTGCGCCGAGTTTCGTGCAAACCTTGAACAGAGGTGCGGCCTAGTTTGTCAGTTTTGAGATAAATCCCAGAACTAACATCCGAAACCGCACCCTCAGCCATGAATGATTAGGTAGCAGTCCAAGTTGGTGTTCCGACAACTTCGAAACGAACACCTGACCATGAGAATGTTCCATCAGCGGAAGCATCTCCACCGAATGGGATTGCACCCTTTGCAGGGATACGAAGCGTTCCGGTGAACTTTCCAGCGGTTGCTGAGGTAGTTGAGAGTTCAAATGGAACTTCAGTACCAGCAGCGTTCCAGCAGATCATAAAGAACCCTGTTGCATCTGTTGATGTGACACCGGACATTTCGATGTACCAGTCGCGCGAACCGCCGACTGCTGCATCTGCGAACGTAGTGACATCGGTAGAAGCATCCTCGGACTGCAACATGATGTTGGAGAGGTCGGCTGTGTGTACAACCGAGTTCACCTTGATGGCGATTGAATTGGCTTTTACGCGGTTAGGCATAATTATCCTTTACAGTTGGAAGTTTTGACGAACCGTGATGGTTGCGCCAAGATAAAGGCCAGCACCAATCTCCACAGCTTGTGGCTGTGAAACTGCACTGGCATACATTTTGCTTGCGTCAGTGATTGCGTTCAACGCTGTTTCCACAGCCGTATCCAACGCTTTCGAAACGACAGTGTTTGCACCCGATGCCACAATGATTTCGACATCGAATGAAACAACGAACTCACCAAACACTTCACCTTGTGCGATCCAATCCCCAGAGGGAACCATGACCGCCATTGGTGGCTGAGGTCGTTCAGGTACTTCGGCGTATGCTCGTAAACCTGCCGCCGTTAGAACGGCTAGCAGGTCGGCACGAGCTTCGCTAAGCATTAGGCGATTCCCTGCCCCACATAAGGCTGTAGGAGAGGATATGCGCCTACCATTGGGTCACGTGCAACGCGAATAGCGCTTGCGCCCTCAAAGGTTGCATACTGGGCAATACCGTTCGGTGCTGCCCGGCGACTGTAGAGTTCCTGACCAACCTCGACTCGGGCACGGTCTACGACGGTTTCCGGCACCGTTGCGGTACCGATGAACTTTGTCACAAGTGCCACCGCTTCATTCCAACATTGGGTGATGAAAGCATCATCCGCTGATGGCGCGTTGACATACGTTTTCAAAGCAGCCGAAGTGAGAGCCATGCCCGAGTCCTTAGGTTAGTTAGGCGCGAACGATACCGACGATTGCCGAGGGGTACTCGTCACAAACTGCGCTGAACACACTCAAGGAGTAGCTGTTCGACAGGTTGATGGCGTTGTCCGACTCGAGGCGAAGCGTCGACGAGGTGTACTGGCGGAGTGCAGCCGAGTTGACGAATGCACACTGTGACTTGTTGGTGTTCAGTTCAGAAACAGCAACAACGCGGATACCAGCAAACTGTCCACCGAGACCGGTGGGCGAGATGGATCCGACGTTGTTGATTCCAGCACCGTCTACGAGGAGGACCGGACGACCGTCTCCACCCTGAAGTGCCATGAGTTCTTTGAACGTGGCCGTGTCAACAACGAGGGTTTCGATGGGGAGACCGAGCGTTGAGAACTTGAGTGCTGCATCCGTAAGTGCTGCCAACCAAGTGTTGTAGGTTGCGCCAGTTGCTGCAATGCTGACCTTGTTGTTAGCCGTAATCTGAGCTGCAACGGTGGTCTTGTACTGAGCAATGAGTTCTGCGTTCAGCTTGTTACCGAGGGCAATAGCCTGTCCACGGAACGAGGTGTTGAGGTAGTCAACGGTGCTACGCAGAATTGCCTGAAGTGAGAGCTGGATGTAGTTACCGATGGTCTTGATGGAGACGTTCTTGGTCTCCAACTGAACCTCGTAGTATCCGAGGTCGTCACCTTCAGCGGCCTGAGCTGCTGTTCCATCGGTGATTCCCTTGAGCTGTGCGAAGTAGATCGCCATTCCCTCAGCTGGCGTGGTGCCGGTGCTGAATACCTGACGAAGTGGTGCTGCTGCTTCAACGATGCGAGTAAGGTCGCGGTCGATAGGGGTAACAACACTGTCTGCTGTCACAGCGCCGGTGTAGGCCCGGTGCGCGGTGTCATCACCGTTTGCGAGAGCCTGAATGAACTCACCAACGGAACGGTTGTCAACTGCAACTGCAGTCTCTATGCTGCCGAGAGTTGAGATTTCACGCTCAACCGATTCGATGCGCTCACGAACTTCGGCGAGTTCGGGAGTGAGGTCGCGGATTTCTTCCACGGTTTCTCCTTTTTGTTCAGCCGAAGCAGGTAGTTCCTGTTCGGAGTCTTCACGCACGTCAGTAATCACGGCATCGGAGTACCATGGCGTACTTACCAACGAGCATTCCCGAACAAAAGCGTCGGTGACGATTCTGTTTCGGTTTTCGTCTGTCTTTGAATCACGCATGATGAATCCGACAGAGAAACGGTTGATGACGTTGTCATCTAAGAGAGTGATTGCATCTAGTCCACGCGCAGTTTTGCTAATAGTGGCGGTGATTTCAAATCCCTCGTCAGTGTGACGGCCTGACACAATCTTTCCGATTGGTTCTTTCTGATCGTGCTGCCACATCAGTTTGGCTTCTGGGTCAAGCGTGACAGCGTTACGAGCGAACATCTCGCCGTTTTCCATCACTTCATAGGGAACAGCAATTCCGGTCACTTCACGCTT